CAACTGCAAATGGTATGGTTACAATAAATAGTCCTGGTGGAATTGTTACTGTAACTGTTGGTGCAGACGTCACAGCGCTAATGACATTCAATTCTGCCTACTACGACATAGAAGTATTCAGCAGTCCTACCAATGTGATTAGAATTGCAAAGGGTAGTGCCTCACTTAGTTTGGAAGTGACTAGATAATGGCTAATGCATTATTCGAACTGGCACGTGAGAAGTTCCTAGGTGGGACACTAGACTGGGACACTCAGACCTTCTCCGCAGTTCTTATGGACCTTACTCCTACTACCTCTGATGCTGGTATTCGTCAGATTACTTCATCGACGAACGCCACTCCAATCGTAGTTACCACAGCAGTAGCACATGGTTTCACTACTGGTGATCTAGTGTACGTAGATGGAATCACCACAGGAACAAGTGGCAATGGTCTTTGGACAATAGCTGCGGCTTCTGGTTCTGTGTTCAGCCTTACTGATCCTGTTACTGGTGGTAACGCAGTAGGTAACGGTGTTGGTTCAGGTGGGTATTGTGTCAACCTAGGACGTTCTACTTCGGCCGATTTCTGGGATGACTTTGATGCTGCCCTTGTTGGTGGTGCATCTGGTAAAGTTAACCTAACTTCGCCAACCATTGTTGGTGGTGTTGCTGACGCTTCTGACGTTACCTTCACGGCAATTACTGGTAACTCCGTCGAAGCAATTGGTATCATTCGGGATACTGGTACTGCTGGTACTTCCGAAATGGTTGCACTAGTAACAGGAAAACAAATCGTTGTTGCTAACACGACACTTACTGCTGGTACCACATTGCTAGTCGAACCATTGAAGTACGCAATTCCTAACGGTACTGTTATTGCATTCTCGACTGGTCAATCAGCAACTCTTACTGCACTAGCTAATGCTGGTGATCGTGCTCTTACCGTATCATCTACGACAGTTACGGCAGGTGGACGTGGTCTTGCTGTTGCTACTGGTTCTGGACTACCGGTAACTCCTAACGGTGGTAACATAGTAGTCACGTGGGACAATGGTGTCAACCGTATCTTCAAGCTCTAAGGAATAACACATGGACATTTATCTAACCGAACCTGTGGGTCCGTTTCATGTTGCAGCGGGCTCCGCGTTCAACACGTTCACAACCAAAAAGTCAATAGATCCACTACCAGTTCCTGTTATTCCTGCTGGTAAGCTACGTCAAGGATCCAAAATTCACCTAAGAGCTCAAGGTGAATTCACTGACACGGCAACTGTTAACTTAACAATGGGGTTCTGGTTTGGAACTAGAGCTCTAGCTATTACAGGTGACATTGCTTTGTCATCTGTGATCTCATTGGCTTCATCGGCAGTTGCTTGGCCATGGTGGATGGAATGGGATGGTATTTGTACTCAGGTTGGTGTCACAGGTACACTGTTAGGTCAAGGACAACTGCAATTGGGTACAGCACTAACTACCTTTGGTGCTGAAGTTCCTGTTCCAATCACTGCTGCACTACGCTCAGTAGCTGGCTTTGACTCTACAATTGAACGTGCCGTAGGTGTATCTGCAACTTGGGGTACTTCTGCTGCTGGTAACTCGATTACTGTTAACTCAATGCGTTGTTTGATCTTCAACTAATCGGGGGAAACAATGGCTATTGGTTATCCAGTTACTAAAACTGATCTCGATAACCGCATGGGGCAGATGATCGTGAATGTGCGAGCATCATTGCTAGCTTGTGTACAGTTCAAGGATGGCTACCTAGATGATTCAGCCCTAGGCAACGATACATTTCTAGGTGCATTGGGTTACACTGCTGGTGAGATTACAACGATCCGGGCATCATTTACTGCAATGAAGAATCTATCTGGTATTGCTAAGGGTACGGGCACACAGGCTTCAACGAACGACTTCTATTTTGATGCTAAGAAGCTTATAGGTCTGAACGTTTAATAGGAGTTGGGGGTTGAGCTGTGGCAATTACTATTGACGCATCGACCCCGTCGATTGTCACTCAAACTAATCCCTCTACCGCCACGCTAACCACTAGTAATTTTACTCCAGCAGATAATTCATTACTTTTGATACGTTGGGCAGGTAACTCTCACCAACTAATTGCACCAGCTATGCCAACCATTACTGACAATCTAGGTACACATCTTGTTTACACACTAATTGACTGGGTCTCAATACTTGACAATGGATCCATTGATGGTCAGGCTGCTTGTTGGTACGCTACAGTAAATACTGGCACAGCTATGAACATTACAGTTACACATGGATCATTAGATAACAGACAAGCTGCTCTCCATGTTACTGTCATAAATGGACATGATCCATTGGCACCTATTGGTGCTCATGGTATAGGTACATCAACATCTACCTCATCTATTTCTCAAAGTTATACGGGTTCTGCGTCAGGATCACAAGGATTCATTGTGGATTCTGACTGGACAGATCAAGGAGCGCAGACTGCTGGCACTGGTTGCACTCTAACCAATGGTGGCTCTGGAAGTATTCCAACTCAAATCTCCTATGCATTTGCGCGACGTACTTCTGCTGATGGCACTAATGGTGGTACTACTACATTAGCATTAAACTTACCTGGATCTTCAAATAAAATTTCTTGGACCTATGTAGAAGTACTTCCACCAGCTATAGTTGATGACCCATTCTCACCATGGGCAAACCCAATTCCATGGCCACTGTTGCGCTTGCTTATTATGCGAGAGCAAGCAGCCATTCAGGGTGCACCACCAGCAGATCCAGTTGGACCTCCAACTCTTATACAATATGAAGAAACTAGCTGGTCTACTTCTAGCAATCCAAAATCAACTGGTACCATCTCATGGCAGACTGGCGATGTCATTGCAGTAATTGGTGGTACAGAAGCGCCAGGCATTGTCATAACCACCGTTACTGCTACGGGTCTTACGTTTGCGGCTGGTACACCACAGGCAGTTGCTTCTAGTTGCTGGGCTAATAGTTGGACAGCAGTTGCTGGTAGCAATGGTTCGTCTACAGTAGATATTGACAAAACTGGTGCCGGTCAGTATGGTGCAGCAGTTTGGGTATATCGTGGATCAACAGGTATTGGTGCTCGTGGTGCTAATTCAACAACTGCAAAAATTGTATCTGTAACTCGAACCGGTACTTCTTCAGCAGTTGTTGAAGGTATGTTTGATTTTTCTGCTGCTGTAGTAACCGGTAGAGTTTGGACACCAGTAGGAGAAACTGAACAAGAGGCATCAGCACAAACCGGTTACAGTGTATATGCTGCTAACTGGGGAAACCAGGGTGCACCAGGTGCTACTTCATATGGTATATCTGGTACAGCCTCCACTGGCGTACATACTAAAATAGCTCTTGAAATTCTTGGTTCAGTATCTGCTAATGATCAACCAGTAACTCCACTTGCAATTCCAGTTTCAGATAACATTGGTAATCCAACGATTACTGTTGGACCAGTAACTGCTCCAGTAAACTATGTGCCAAGTTCTGAAGCATTTGGTAACGTAACAGTATCAACTACATACACAGTTAATGCCAATGCTATTTCACCTTCGGAAATACTAGGCAATCCCGCAGTTACAATTATTACTTCCATTAATGCTAATGGCATTGCATCCTCAGATGCTGTTGGCAATGCGATCACGACAACTACATACACAGTTCAAGCTCAAGGTATATCATCAGCAGAAATATCAGGTAATCCAAACGTAGCAAGTGCATCAGTAGTACTATCACAAGGTATTACTAGTTCTGAAACGCTTGGACAACCGGCAGTAACTACTACCACAACCATTAATGCAAATGGTATCACATCTAGTGAACGACTTGGTGCTTCGACTACTACCACCACAGTCACCGTTGGTGCTAATGGAATTGCTAGTAGTACCGCTGTTGGTAACTCAACTGTACAGAATATTGTATCTACATCAGGTATAACATCAAGTGAACGTCTTGGACAACCTACCGTAACTAGTACCATTACTGTTAATGCTCAAGGTATTTCCAGCAATGAAGTACTTGGTAATCCAAATGCAATCACCGCTTCGTCTATAATAGCACAGAACATTCCTAGCTCAGAACTCTTTGGTGCTCCAACAGTTACGCCGGGTTCAGTTACAATTACTGCTGGCAGCATAACATCAGGAGAAACAGTTGGTTTTGCTGCTATCTCTGTTGGTGTCAGCAACGTAGCAGGTAATGGTGTTCCAAGCTCTGAACGATTGGGTAATCCAACAGTAACGCCAGGATTGGTTACTGTTACTGCTAATAGCATAACATCTAATGAAGCACTCGGTAACATAAACGTTTCTGTTGGTGCTTCTATTGTACTAGCAAATGGAATATCTACAACTGAAACGCTTGGTTCTCCAACGGTAACCGTTGGTGCTGCTACCATTTCTAGTAATAGTATAACTTCATCTGAGCGCCTAGGAAGCGCAACAGTTACTACAAGTTATACTGTTAATGCAAACGGCATCAAATCTTCAGAAACAATTGGTCAGGCCGTAGCAGGTACCGCGTCCAGCATAAACGCAGGCGGTATCTCATCGTCAGACCGGCTAGGCAGCCCTTCAGTCACGACAGGTTCGGTCACTGTCTCAGCTAATGGAATTGTTAGTGAGGTAAGCTTTGGTGCTTCTATAGTAAGTCTTGGTCTTCTTGCTAAGAACGTAGTGGCACAAAGTATCACATCTGAAGCTACAGTCGGTTATCCTCATACAGGTAAACAAGTTACCATAAACATAACAATGCGCATGCCATCAGATGGCGTGTTCACCATGCCTCAAGACATCATTTCCGTTGTACTACCAGCAGACGAAACATTCTATATGCCAGAAGAAATCGAATCTACAATTACACCTTCGGATATCGTTATCAACATAGACTAAAAAGGGGACCTACACCCAGTAGGTCCCCTTTATTGTGTCCTGGTTTTGAAGTTATACTGGTCGTGCGAGAGCACGACAACCTATTACAGTTCCATCTATGTTGCGTACTTCTAAATATGGTACTAAGAAATCAGTACGCCAGCCTCGACATGCTAGTGCCGTTGCTATCGATACTATGTAGTACGTATCAGGCTCCTGTGGTGGTTCAAAGGTAAGGTGCCCGTACTGCACATTGTATATCATTTGATCATCTACTGAACTGTTTCCTACATATTCTTCTTTGAGTCGTAGTGGTTCAGAAGATGCTAGAAATGTTTTTACTACTAGATAATCGTTAAGTTGTTCAATGAATATTCTGTCTGGAGTATTTGGTTCGAAGATAAGAACTGAGTGAGGCGTCAAATTAATGATCGGCACTACTATTACCTTCCAGGGATTCAACCCAAGTTGCTGCTAATGACGCAACCTGTAGTAATTCCTTAACTAGATTATCTTTGTTATCTTCAACATCATACGTTAGTTCGTGTGCAACCTCACCAACTTCTTCCATTAATGCTGAAAGCTTTAATGACCAATGCATATCAGGATTAAGAAGCGAGTTTTCCTTATGTTTAAGATGTGATCGAATAGCTTCAGCCTGAATAGCATCTAGTGTTAGTGGTGATAAAGGTAAATGTATCAAAGCTTTTCCTTAAAGATCTTGAGAACATCATCGAACCACTTTTTATCTGTCTTCATTAGGTGTCTAAGAAGAATCCTAGTGGCATCATTAGCATGCGGATGAGCCTGGTTATAAAGATTTATGGCTTTAAGCTTGTCATTGGTCCAAAAGCCTTTGCCATCACTCGGTGAGATTATTACTTTCTCGACATAGTTTAACTGAGCCCAGAGTTCTATCACTCCAATATATTCAACGCCAGTGAAAATAGCTCCAGTTTTATCCTGACGAAAATGGAACGCTTCGTAAAGGACCACCTTCGGCTTTAGCTCAGACATTACATCGAACAATGACTCATGAGGATGTGGGTACTGATCCGGTCTAATTTGAAAAGATCGGAAATCACCACCATCGAAAGTGGAGATCCCGGTTGTAGTACCAGGATCAAGGCTAGCTATCTCTACTGGCATGATAGGTCTCCATCGAAATCAAGTCTTAATTTGGAGCCATCAAATTCATTATTGCTATAATAGATACTGATTAAGTGACCGGAAAAATAAACATTTTTTCCATTAAAGATTACTATATCGCGTTGGAGATCACTCAGTTGGATCTTCGTTTTCTTCTTCCAAAATTTTAAATGTAAGGTAAAATGCTTCGTTAGATTCACAACTGACAACCTTATTTGTTGCATCAAAAATGATCCAGAAGCCAACTGGAACTTGCAGTGGGCCAACTCCTGTATATAAAATCAGTTCGCCAGCACTGTATATTTCATGAAAAGAATAACCAATATCATTGTTCTTTAGAAACTCTAGAACTTTTGTCTTGTTTTCCTGGTTCCATTGAATTGCAGTTTTTAGTAACGTAATGGTTTCGACATTCTTTATTGCAGTCATGCGGTCTCCTTCTTCGGTCTGTTACCTGGCCACTCATTGATGTTATCAAGAGTGCGTTGAAGCTCAGAAGGGCACCAAATCTCACCATCTCGTGGGGTATGACCAGTGAAGGCAATACCCCACATTCTACGAGCTTCTTGCCAGATTGGCCATAAATCGCAGTAATCGCATTCACCAGGAGCATGTAGTACCTTTGAATCACAGTGAGGCATTGCTGCTGGTGTATAGCCTAACCGCTCTGGATTCATGCCAAACTTAGCCTTGCTCTATCACGTTGTGCTGCTTTTCTACGTTGAGTGCGCATTACTTCCATTTCAACAAATGCATTCGCCTTACTGTCACATTCACCACAGCCACACATATTAGCAATGGAAGTGGAGGTGTGACATACGAAGCAGTGCTCCTTCTTAGCAAGACAGCACTTACACTTCGTGCACAAGGAGATTAAAACCTCTCCTTCAATTTTACGCAACTTAGCTGCCATCTGTCTTATCTTCTTCCCCTGATTCACGGGCCGCCTTCAAGATATTTCTATCTGTAGCAGTTGTTACTGCTTCACCTGGTTCAACTTTTTGTGGTGCATTCACTGGGTCAGGCACTAGGACTGCTACCCGTGCATTAGCAGTAACACCTGAGCGAGTCAGTATGATCTGTAGTACAGCCATAAGTGGAACCCAGAAACCAAGAATTGTGTCTGACAATCCCGGAGTAATAAGGATACCAAGAGCGCCAGCTAGACCAATCAAACCTGTAAGCACACCACGGAGTAGAGTTGGCTCTAGATGTACCAGCTTCCACCACAAGCTATTGTTTGGTTCTGTGTTATTTGACATGATAACCCTCTCGATAGGTTTGGGTTTAGATTCAACAATCCAAATTTCTTGCTGTATCTCTGCCCATTTAGGATGTTCCATGAAAGTTTCATATTTAATGAATTCAACATCATCGGTCTTTACAAGACCATACAGTTGCCATGCATCATGAACATAATGAACATTTGGAGAATTGAAATTTAGTCCATATTGCTTTGCACAGTAAGCCGCATGCTGTGCATTCTTAGCGAAGATGTAGTATCTCATATTCCGCCACGGGTCACCGGTTTACTTGGGTTAAGTTTATCTGCAAAGGAACGTAGCGTTGCAGCTACTACTTGTTCATCTGATGAGGAAACTTCTAATACTGTATCCATGTATGTCTTATCAAGACGAGTATCGTTGCGGTCGAAGTCTTCATATAGTTTTTCTTCTTGGACTAGAATTTTATATTTCATAGTTTCTCAATCTTGTTATATGGATTGTATAAATAGCGCTCGACTGGAATGCGTTGCCTTTCTGCATAATCAGTAGTCCAACCAGATCCATATGTGCTTGCCATATGATGACTAATGCGGATCAGTCGTGTGCAAGCTTCTACGATTTGGATGTTGCGACTCTTATATCCATCTGGTTCCCACCGTTTATTTACTGGTAGGAATTCTTGATAAGGTATTTCAAGACCTGTAGCCCAGAATACTGCTAGCTCATCTATTCCATCAGCACCACCAGATACTAATTCATCTGGTAGGTTTTGAATTAGATATTCACCAATGAAGTCACTAGCAACGTGATAGCCATGTTTATCTATATTGAAATATGTTGAACCTACAATAGCAAGAATGTCAGCCATTGTCGTGTCTACTCATATTCTCCTGATCCATTTGAATTTGATGCACTTTCATCAAACCTTGAATCTTGTACCAAGGAATATCACCATCGCGAATGTATAGTGGGTACTTCGTAACAATAACTCCTTGTTCAGTGATCTTCTGCATAGCTGTCAATGCCAAGAAGTCTGTCAAGGTATACTCCGAAGCTTCTTCTCCTAGATATGCTTCGATACATTCCTCAAGTGCAGCAAGCAATAGCTTGTCAGCGTTCGCTTGCCTTGGGGTCTTATCAGTGTGCATTTGAACTTCATCCTCATCAAACATTATTTACTAGATCCGTCCTCATTATATAGTTCGCAGTCACCAGGACAACACTGATGGAAGTCTGGCATACATTCTTTGCAGTTTATTGATTGTTCTCTATGTGTATTGTGAAATTTTGACATAACTTTGCAAAGTTTCCAGTAGTGTCCTTGAGTGTTATTACCAGTGTGGCGATTACATCTAGCACAAATTAAGCAGCGACAAATATATTTGCCATCGGTGGTTGAATATATGCTTGGATTTGTAGCATCACAGCCAGTAGCTCTTATTTCTGCCAATACTTCTTCTACATTAAAGACATTATACTTCCGCAAGTCTCTGTTCTTCAGCAATCTTAGTTTGCCTTATACGATCATCAATATTAGTTCGCAAATCTTCTATTCGTGAATCTATATTTTCCAAAGCTGCCATGGTTGCTGATGATGTGTGACGGCCTGCCGCTTGATTAAGACCATCAACTTCACGCATCATTACTGCTTGTTGTACTGTTGCCTCATACTCTGCGCGCATTGCGGCCAACAGATTTGAGTTAACCAATGTGTGAATTTCACGAAGTTGACCAGTTGTTATTTTTGCAGCTATAGCGGTTACTTCCTTAGCTTCTTGAGCCACTACAACAGCCTGCTTTGAAGACCTCATAGTAGGAATAAATACTAGCACAACTGCGATAATGCCTCCAAGAGCAGTTAACAATGATGCACAGGCTGTAATGATTCCAGCCGCTGATGATTGAGGCATTATATCACATTCTTAATATAGCCAATCTCCAATGAGCCATGACGGTCGCCGTGACTCTTCATTAGCGAATCTAGGATTGTTTTTATTATGCCCCCATGTGTAAGACCATGGACAGCCATCGGTCTTACAGTACAAGTATGCCGCAGAGTCACACGGAAGACAAGCCTTCCAACCAGTGCCATCAGGATTGCCACCATAAGTATGACATGATAGATCATACCATACTTTTCCACCACATTTAGGACATGGTTCTTTGAAATATCCAAGGTGTTCATCTTCATCATAGAATCGTTCGGTTTTGGCGGGTTGCTCCTGTACCGGTTTCTTTTTGAAGAAAGACATTATTTCTCCATGAACTTTACACTAAAGTTTCCTCTAGAGCTTAACGTAACATCATTAACACTTGTAACAAATGCATCTCTATTATCTTGAACCTCAACACTTACGTTTACGCCATCCCAAATAACATTGATGCGTTTGCCATCGTGCTCAATGTATTTTTCAGTAAAGTCAATCATACCGGCACCTCTGTCTTGATAACTTCTCCAAGTAGTTGCTCTTCATAATAATCTAGTGGTATTACGCATTCGTTCAATTCAAAATCCCAGATGGCACCAGGTAATATACAAAATGAATTAGCTTCGTGTCTCATTAGGATTAGATCATTTGGTGCAGCATTTCTGTGTTCTTCACAGCCAAATCCACCTGGATAATAACCTTCTTCATCTATGGTATTGAACATGAGGTGAACTACTACTGGAGTTTTATTGCAATCCAAATTCGGATTGTAGTCATCATCGACTCCACCGTTATATCCACAACTTGGTATGTCTCTTGGTGGTCCAACCCGTTTGTCCATTATAGTTCGCTCCAGCGCTTACCGGTAGAAACATCCACCACAAATGGAACAAAGTCAGTGAATGCTCTACCTGCTGCGGTCATTTCTGTTTTCAATAGGTCTATAACTTCTTCAGAATCTGAGTTCTTGCATTCAACGATAAGGGCGTCGTGGATGGTGAGACGTGTCGTTGCCAACCCTTGTAACTGCGGCTGTAGTTTGACAAGAGCGGAGACGCAGATATCAGAGGCAATGCTTTGGGGCAAGAAGCTGAGGGCTTCGTTGATAACGTCGGCCCTATTTTGGTCTGTGATAAGCCAGAAGGATCGTTTGCGACCGAACGGCGTTGTAAGGTCTTCCCCGGCCAGAACTTTATGAGTAATCGACGCTTGCCACGATACCGTAGCCGGAATGAGAGCCTTGAAATTTGCAAGAAGTTCACGAGCTTCCTCTATAGAAATGCCCAATTCTATACCGATAGAGGCCGCACCTCGTCCGTATGATAAACCATAAAATACGGACTTAATCTTTACACGTTCTTCCTTGCTCCAATTATCTGCACCATAGATCTGTTCAGTTAATTCGTCGAAGATGTCTCGTGTTGGATCGCTGAAGATGCTGGCTAGATATTCGTCGTGCGCCAACGTCGTAATTACACGACCTTCGGCTTGTTTGTAGTCTGCTTGTATGAGTATGTTACCTTCGGTTTCAACCGTGAACTGTTTCTTAATCCGCTTATCCCGTACAATATTTTGCATGTTGGGATTTTTGGAAGCAGGACACTTCCATCATGTCAGCATTTGTAGTTGTCAGAATCATACCTTGTTCCGCGAACCATTTGGTAATCTGCATTGGTGATCGCGGGTTCAGGTTCCTTCCTGTGGTGCCTGATATTTCAACTTCCAGCGCTTCAAGTTCCTTCTCAAACATTTCTTGAAGTTCTAAACTATAATCCATATCGAAGGTCATGCCAGCACGTTCTAGACCCATCAAAGCATTAGATGCTTTAATCAAGAACTCGTGTTGTTGCTGTTCACGAACACCCATTCTGGAATTGAAAATTTCCCACAGGCTCCACGTGGCTGCGACATCAAAAGCATTGTACTTGTACAGAATTGGTTTTGGTATGTGACTATAATCTTTTCCTCTTGGAATAAATTTCTTAATTGCGGCTTCCCAGTCTGGTGCTCCCAGTAACTCGATAGCAAGCTTCTTGAGGCCATGTTGGCCAGGACGTTCATCGAGTGTGTAGGATTGTAGCATTGTATCGGCATAAGCTTTTAGTTCTCCGAAGATTGGATATAATCCAGCCAGGTCGAACTTGATATTATGTCCGATAAGGTTTTTGGATCTGAGGAGAGCGAGGACATCAGCCTGTACTTCCGGTTGTGCAAGTCCACTTCCACCGAATACCACTGCTTTCCCTGGACCGTATGCGATGCCCAGGCAGAGTAGATCATATTGATTTGGGTGCGCGAAAGAAAAGTCTTTTTCAACGCCACACTCAATGTCGATAACGAGGTTCCCCGGCATTTCTGCCAATCGTGCTGCCGCTTGTCGAATGTTATCTCCATCTTCAAATACTCTGTATCTAGGATCAGTCCAAGTTCCATGAGAATTGCCTCTTAATTTGCTTGTGTCGTGAACGAATGAGGGGAAGGCATCTGGAGATCTTAAGCAATATGCTGGATGCCATGTTGCTACTACCTTTATATTTGGATTCTCAATATATGGTTTGGCTGGACCAATTCGTAATGTTGAGATTTTCTTTTTCTGATCAATTAGAGCACTGGCCGCAGTACCACCTACCGCAAGGATCTTCTCCACGCCGCTGTGAGCTAGCTCAGCGTCCAACCTAGGTTTGCAGGCAGCGATCGCTGCCTTAGGTGGATCGTCGTTATTTGTTGGTCTACACAGACAAACATTGGTCACCATTACTTCTGATCTTTCGTAGCCATGGTGACTTAGAACTTGGTTTAGAAGTCTACCAGAAGGACCTGTGAATGGTATACCACGGCCAGCTTCGTAAGCTCCTGGTGCCTCACCAATGACTGCTAGCTTGGCGCGTGGATGTAGGTTTTGTGTTGGTACGAATGGTGCGTTCTCGAATGGACATTGTTGACAATTAGCCAAAGGGTGTTTGTGCCCCAACACAATCTCCTTTTAGGAGTTAACCACTAAATACAGTTGTTGCTACCATAGCTAAAACAACATAGGAACCACCAGCAAGAACCCACTTAGGTGCTTTGACTCTAGTGACAATCTTATTCTTAATCGTGCTAATGTACAATGATAGCTCCGTAATGTTTCGCAGTAGACAAAACTCAACAAACAAAACCCAAATTAGAAAGATTGCTCCTGTGCTTTTACCTTTGTTGTGTTTGTTTTGATATTTTAGTCTATCTCTATACCTATTGCCCTCTAGATATGAAGTACCTAGAGTATTCTCGTAGTTATGTTTGGACATTCTGTACAAGCACCTTCTCTGCACTTGCCCCGAAAATATTCCCACTGGATGGCATCTGGTATTCTACTGATACCCAGACTACTTCTTCTCCATCACAGTAAATCACTTTCAAGATCTCTGCTAGTTCTTGTACTCTTTGGGGAATATTTTTGGAGGTATGGTTATCCCAAAAGGCTGTTGCACTATCACGAAGCTCTCTTGGGTTTATCACAAAATTATCTAACGGGCCATGCATCTTTATGATTATTTTGTTATTGCCATCAAATACGGTTACGCCCATATAAGGCATGTTAGCGGTTCCCAACGTATCTCGGTTGTCCTTGGAACTGATTAATGAACAAGAGGCGACGTTGGGCGATTGTTGTTAGTAGAAGTTCGGCACGTCTAGAATCCAAGCGGAACTTTCGCATGATGTCGGAACGACCCATGCCAAGCGATCCCGCATCCTCTACGAATTTAACAATCTGATCAATTGTGCGCTCATCTTGACTCTTGCCAACTCCATTGACAATTTCACTAGCGTATGTGTGCCAGTGTCTACAGTAATAAATTGCATGAATTATGTGTTGTAGTTCTACTGTAATACTGTCATGCTCTCCGTCAGCCTCCGATGCTGCAATTAAGATAGCTGCTTTTAGTGTTGACTTAGCCAACCGGTCGTACACAGGAGTAAGGTGAGGCAGTCCAGTATCTAGTGCAGCGTTCGTCAGTGTGTCTTCAAGTTCATTGTATCTTATCCAGGCTTCTGGAGTTAGTACTGCTTCAAAGTCTGGCTTAAGGTGTGCTGTTGTCTTTCCATCGGGAAGAACAAACATACGTGGACTGTTGAACTTGAAGTTAATATCAATTAGTTCATCTCTTATTTTTCCTTTTGCTTCCATGTTTACGTTTATAGGTGGACCCACAGGGCGGACTCTTGATCTGTCTGCGACAGCAGTGATGAAGACAAACCGAGGAATGAATCCACTGTTGATATGTTCTTCAGTTAGAAGGTTTTGAGTCTTAGTTTTGATACCACCAGTAAACATGATGAACCGAGGGTTATCAATTCTGATTTCTTCTTTTCTTAGAAGTCTCTTGATCTGTTTACCGTCGTACAACTTAGTGAACTGCTCTGCCATGCCTGCCATGTAGTCCTTGTTAACCATGGCTTCGAGCAGACCAGTGAACTCGTCACGGAAGTAAATAGATGGCTGCTTCGGTCTATCTTTCAGTGCAGTTAGAATACCTTCAGGAGTACCATCTGTTGCCATGATTGCATCTGGACTTACATCTGCAAGTAACTCCATTGAGATATCCATGGCAGTCGATTTACGAGTTAAGGTTGTATCGGCTAATATCATAAACCATAGGTTTGGAATGATGATTCCGAAAGACGTGTCTAACCTTATTGCACCAGATAGTAAACCTGAAAGTATTACAAATGCACCAGCTTGGTGGTACTGCGGAGCAGCATCAGTTAGATCTGAAGCCCATTTTATGTATCGTTCGATGAAGGTTTCCCGAGACTGCGCTAGTCTAACTTCCTCGTCGGTAATGATCTCAGGAATAACTGCTGTCGGTGTAGGAACTAAATCGTGGTATTCAATTTTCTTGAGGTAAACCTTTTTGATTTCGGTCCACAGAGCAGTGTCCGGCCGACCATCTCGTGCATACTTGTTGCAGCGTGATCCCTTTATAATTACAAAGGTTTCTTCTGCTTTCATTCCAGCTTCATTGCAGATCTTAGCTAGCTTCCACTGGATTTTACTCCAGTCATCACCTTCACCAGGATCTTCGTCGAATAGCTGGAATGCAATTGGATTCATCGAACGACGATACCGCTGCATAATTTCTAGCGGTGTCTCCTGTGGGAGATCTGCCTGAACAGGTATCGGGTCATCGATAAACTTTAATGCATTGTATGCTGGATATACGTCGAAATCTGAAGGTCGGTAGAGACTTTCAGCAATCGTTGTAACTACAACAATTGGGGCTGTTGTAAGATCACCATACTTGTAGTTCGGTGTGTATGGTACTCGTAGGAGTTGTGTTAAATCCCAACCACTACGATCAGCGCCATTTTCTGCGTGGAAGTATGCTATTTTCATGCATAGAGTTTCCGCATCTTGAGGCTCAAGAGCATCCTCCATGCGCCAGAAGGCTTGCCACTTTCCT